GAACGTCCTCACGGTTTACCAATGGCCTTTTTGTGATGACTAATGTTCTTCTTGTCCCTTATCATCTGCTCTTGACTAAGAGTGGATATGCGGAAGAATTGGACATTCAGTTCACGTCAAAAGAGAATGTTGGTTGTCACTATAAGGTGAAGCTTGGACCTCAGATTGTGGTGAAGATCAAAGATAAGGATCTTGCGCTGATCTATACTGCTAGTGGAGGTGCTCGTAGGGATTTGCTATCCTTAGGGGCATTTCCGCCTGAGTTGGTTATACAGTCACGACTTGGTATAGAAGAAGTTCACCGGAATAATGATGGTGAGGTCATTCTGACCAAGTATGCGGCGGTTAGTGGCAATTATGTTGATAATAAGAGAGACGAACCCGAATTGCGTGGTACGTTTCCTTGCTATTCATACATGAGAGCCACTCCGACCTTTGTTGGATTATGTGGTGCTACCTTGATGACCCAGGTTGGTGGAGGTCCGACGATAGTTGGTTTCCACCTTTTAGGTGCAACAGGTGCGGAATTGGGCGTAGCCGTAGCGATAAGTGAACCTGAAATACGGCAAGCTTTGAGCCGACTACGCTCTAAACCCTTAGTCCAGCAGGGTGCGGATGCTATGTCTAGTGTGCCGTTTATCCCTGAAAGCTATAGTTTTGAGACTCCTTTCAAATTGGAGGATTTTATTGACCCGAAGAGTGTCATGAATGATCTTCCACCTGGAAGCAAGTTGAGGAGCTATGGTAAGCATAATCAACCTCGGCGAACTATGAGGAGTCAAGTAGAGAATACACCAATCGCTCATTTGGTTGCAGAGGAGTGTGGTGTCCCTATTTCTCATGGACCGCCTGTGATGCTTGGCAAGCTCAAGGGATGGTTTGATAACATCGAGCCATGCACCGGCAATTACCAGTTTGAACCAAAATATCTACAAAAAGCTTTTTTGGACCTTAAAGAACAGATCATAGGCGCTGTTAAGGCAAATAGGAATGTTCTAGGACCGATAAGGCCATATGATGAGAAAGTGGTAACAAGTGGTTATGGCGGTGTGCGTGGAGTTAACGCCATGAAGATGAAGACTAGCATGGGTTGGCCCTGGAATCGAGCTAAGAATAATTTCTTGGAGAGAGGTGAGCCAGTCTTGCCAGAGTATCCTGATGGTGTTATAGAGATACCGGATGAGGTTAAGAAGGACATTGAACGCGCTAGAGCTGAGTGTGCCAGTGGTCGGAGACCAGGCACTGTGTTTCGTGCGTGTCATAAGGATGAACCTACAAAGCTGGGGAAAGAGAAGATTAGGCTTTTCTCTTCTTCCAACTTCATCTTGTCTTTCCTTTGCCGCCAGTATTTTCTTCCAATCGCGCGCATAATCAACCAATTTCCCTTCTTATTCCACACTGCAGTTGGTATCAACTGCTATGGGAAAGAATGGGAGAATGTTGCGAGGTATGTCACGCAGTTTGGTCCCGAAAGGACTTTTGCTGGTGATTATGCTAAGTATGATAAGCGCTTTGAATACCAGGTGCAGATTCTGTGCTGGGCAATTCTTATTGAGATTGGATTCGTTCTCGGGTACTCTCTTGAGGAGATAATCATCTGTTGGTCAATAGCAGAAGACATTGCCAGGCCTATCTGGGAGGTTAATGGTGAGATGCAGGAGCATGAAACTGTGAATTCCTCCGGCCATGATCTGACAGTGGTGATTAATGGCCTTGGGAATATGTTACAGGCACTGTATGTCTTTTATAAGGCTTGTGATAGTGTTGAAAACAAACATTCCCCTGCTGGTTCAACTGGTAACGTCACCAAGGAGACCTTCACTAAGCTGATGCCTGAACTGGATTTTTCCTTCATGGATGATTTAGACTTGCGACCCTTGTCCAAAGGACTACAAGGACGAGCTTCGAAGTATATGTGTGCGATCACATTAGGTGATGACAACGCTCTTGGAGTTTCTGAGCATTGTGATTGGTTTGATCATGTGCGCATGTCATCGACTTTAGGAGAACTGGG